CAAGGTGGGGAACCGCGTCCTTCCAGCCAGAGCCAGAAAGTTTTGAGATATCCCCTTCCCTATCAGTCACTTACGACGATTATTCAGCCAGTGTTTGAACGTCTTCTTACTGTGACAACTCTTACAAAGGGATTGCATATTGTTCATATCCACAAACAATCTCCATTGCTCTGCTTTGTCTCTGCCTGTTCTCCATTCTCTGATGTGGTCAACTTCAGTAGCTATGGTTGTCTCTCCGAAGCTCTGGCAGACTAGGCATAACGGATTCTTCGCCAACACAATCGCTCTCAACTTCTTCCATTGCTCTGTATCGTATTCTTTCTTGTCTTGCCTTGGTTGTTGCCTGTTGCGTTCATTCACACAATCATTGCAGTAACCCATAAAATTACTTGTTGTGTTCGGACAACTTCGATTAGCGCAAGCTCTTTCCAATTTCTTTGGCATACAACAACTCTTCTTCCCTCATAGTCAACCTACAATCAAACTGTTCATACCTGTCTCGCCTGTTCTCCAATGCCGTCTGCAATGACAGCTTACGGTACAGGTTTCCCCATTCCCTTGCTTCATCAATTCTTTCTCGCCTTAACTGTTCATACGTTTTGATTTCCATGTGTTCAACTCCTGATTGTATTTATTGTTTTCTGCATCTCTGACTTGAAGAACTTGCCTTGAATAGACTTGTTGTAGTACTCTTCAGACAACAGCACTTGCCTTGCATATAGTTCCTGAAGTTCAAAGAATGTTGTTTCTTTCTTTGTTCGGCATAGGTGAAGTATTTCTCTATTGAAGTTGTGCTTGCCAATGAGTTTGATATCTTGGCTCAGTTCATCAGAAGATCCGTAATACTTCTTCCAATCGCTTTCTATGGTCTGCTTCCTGCCACTCTTGAGCGATACCCTAGACCAGAATGATTTCTTGCCTATGTACTTCCTGTTGGTCTGCTTGTTGGTTATGAGGTACACAAAGCCTTCGTAGTCTCTTGAAGGTTGAATAACGTATGGCTCTTGTCGATATGTCCAGAATGGCTCTGGGTCTAGGCGTAGCTCATGCACATTGGTACTTAGTGGGCAGGGGAAGGGCAGGAGCGGGTCTAGGAAGGCAGGGACAGGCAGGAGCGGGTCTAGCAGGGACGGAACGTGCCGAAGCTGGCAGGGGAAGGCAGGGACAGGCTCAAGCGGGCATCGTAAGTGTCAATCAGTCATCATCAGTTTCAAGCAGGCATCATTCTTTCTTAGAGTGTATCAATCCATTTCTATTGTCTCTTTCACTCTTTAATTGAATCCGATGAAATCGAACGAAGTTCGTTTGCCGAAGGCAAATGATATCTTCTCTTATTGTAAGGATACATCTTCAATCCTTTTCTTGGAGTGAATAATACTCTTTACATTTGTTATTGAGATCAAGAGGATTGAACGAAGTTCAGTTGGCGAAGCCAACAAGATACCTTCTCTTAATGTAAGGATACATCTTCAATCCTTCTTATTAGTGTAGAGAACAGTTTCAATTCTTCTTATGAATATTATACACTCAAAAGGAATCGGGCGAAGCCCGTTTGCCGAAGGCAAATGATACCTTCTTAAATGAGTATAAACACAATTCGAGCCATTAAAGATAGATACTGATTCTATCAGTTACTTAGAAGTTTCGTAACAGTTTCTTTACTGTTATCTATTTCCTCACTTCGTTCGGAAATTGAACTTCGTTCAATATATTTAAGTTATTAAAGTATTTTTAGATACACTAAATCTTAACCAGTCGGGAGAAGAAAAACTCACGGAAAGGCAATCTTTAGAGTATCTGTACTATCAATATCCTGATAGTAGAGAGCGAGAATTTAACTTAGCTTCATCGCGGCATATGCAAATCATCTTTTCGCCCGGTGTATCTCCCGTATGATCGCTTCCTAGTATTCTATTGTCTTGCTTAAGGACTCAAATAAAAATTCACGAAAGTCAGGGCAGACGGTCCGATTTGACCTCAAGAACGTAACCTTGAGAATCCTGCTTCCGAAAAGGGCCAATGCACGACCTCTTAAGCAGCAGGGAAGTTTCCTTCCTAGAGATTTCAACAACAACATCTCCTAAAGTATCCAACACTTATATAGACGCAAACCAAAGCAAAAAGGTTTCATCTATCGAATAAAAAGTACAAACTTTTTTCGTCTGTCTTCGTTACCCAACTCTATTTATACAACACGAATATTCCACAAGAACTAGCCTTCACTGAAAACAAAGCACTTAGTTCAGCACCTATCCAAAGAGAGTCAAAATATTGTTCATAGCAGTAATTGTCGAATTAAAATATAGACAAATATCTATGTTGTTGTTACGCTTGAAGTGTAAGGGTATTCAGAAAATTCAGATTGTATAAATAAGGACAGGACAGGAGAACAGAACAATGATTGACAAGACGCAATTTACCGAAGAAACATACCGATTGTGGGAGTTGATGTTGAAGAGCAACACCACATGGAATATTGATAAAATGTCTCGCGCTATGAAGTTGACCAAAAGCAATATCACATACAAACTCAAGCCATTGATGAAGGCTGGAATGGTGGTTAAGTTGTGGAGAGGTACTTACATAGCCGTAGATCCAACAAAGAGTATTCAACAGGAGAACAACTAAGATGGAAAATACACATACTTGCGATAGCTGCAAACAAAGGTTTAGTGGCAAGAAGAGAAACACTTGTACTGCCTGTAGGAGCATCATCAGCAATCATAAGCACAATGTAAAAAAGTTCCGAGCAAGTTTGAATATTCTGAAACAATTGCCAGTAGAGGTTAAGTGTATCGTTTTTGAAGCCATCGATATGTATGCTCTTCAGTCAAATAATCCCCTGTTGGCTGAATATAAGAAACAACTAAAGAGGGATAATAGAATCAGACAGGAGAACAACTAACATGAACTTCAGAAAAATGACCGAAGACGAATCAATGATGGCGCAATGGGAAGCCGATTTGAAGGACGAGGATTACCCAAACTCTGCAAGCTGGCTGGATAATCCTATTATCAGAAAACGATTAGGATTGACACCAGTGGACGAAGATCAAGATATTGATATTGCTGAACTATGTGAGGATCTAGGCGAAACGTCCGAGAATATTGCCAAGTTCATCTCATCCATGAACGATCTAGCTGAACACTGGAAGAAGGGATGCTAACTGAGAAGACCTGTAAGAATTGTGGCTGGACTAAGCAACATTCTCTTTTCATCGCAAAAAAGAAAGACGGCAGCGAGTATTCTTCAGATTATTGTTCCAGTTGCAGGAAGGCGTATGGTAAAAAACAGTCCGAGCAGTTCAAGGACGAATTAAAAACCATGTATCACCATATCGAACAGGATAATCTGAAGTTGGTGTTATCGCTACTCATCACGAAGGCTCTGGAAAACAATGACAGATTGGAAGAGGCGATTATTGACAGTAAGAGACTAGTGGCCTCATTGGAACAGTTCCAGCACGATAACGCGATGGTTCTGGAGTTTCTTCAGATTTGGAAAGAAGACGCATAAATACTCATGTTCAGAAAAACTCCTAATTTTTTGTTTGTTTCATTTGTTCGGAGCAGGGCCAATGCGTTCTGCTCCTCTTTTTTTTGCGAAATTTTTGCGAAACTTTTGCGAATCCCTGCCCGATAGGAACAATTTTGCGAATCCCTGCCCGATAGGAAAAAGTACCTCCAAGTTGTTGATATGACTAGGCCGAACTTTTGCGAATCCGGCCCATTAAATAAAGTTCGGATTGCGCCTTCCTGCACTTGACAAATCACTATCAATACTGCTATAGTGGGAGTGTTGGCAGATGATGAAAAATGAAAGGGAATGATTATGCTTGCAAGACACGAGAAGGTGAACTTTATTGAGAAGGTTGTACAGAAGGCTTTGATGGAACGTAGTATCAGGATGTTTGATAAGGCTTCCTATGGTGCTACAGTCACTCTTGAATTGATGGGTAACCATTTGAAGGTGAAGAAGACACCTGAAGTTGTTGCATGGGTTAGACGGGTGAAGAAGGATGCAGCATTGGGAGAGTTGGAATTCACTTGGTCTGAATGAACGTACAGACCACCAGCTTTGATTGGCTGATGGTCTGCTATGATTGTCTGCTATGAAGCAGGAGAGACACTACAAGGTCAAGGAACTATCGGATTGGTGGAACCTGTCCGAGCAGACCATCAGAGACTTGGTGAGAAACGAAGATGGTGTATTGAGATTGTCCAATCTAGGACCAAGTGTAGGCAAGAGGAGCTATACAACCTTCATAGTCCCTGAGTCTGTTGCTTTGAGGTTGTATCAAAGGCTCACACAGAAACCTGTTAAGACGTTCCTACCCAAGAGACACCCTAGAATCATTGTTCACCAAAAGAAGAAGACCCTGCAACCGAAGACGGCTACAGGGTCCGATTAGTTGAAGCTGGACTAGATGTTAGTCTTCTTCGATATCGCTATGGATGGAAGACAGATTGTTAAAATTCTTCTTCAGGTCTTGAGTGTTCAGGTGTTCATATACCTGAGTAACAACAATTGAAGAATGACCCATGATTCTTTTGAGTCTGGAGATATCGCCACCCTTTTTGAGATAGTTGGTAGCGAAGGTATGGCGCAACTGGTGGAAGGAAAACTGTTCAACCTTCAGCCTATCGCACAAGACAACCAAGTCACGCGCAATGTTACGAAGCCCATAGAGCTTGCCACCAGACGTAACAAACAAGTAATCATGATTCACAGTCTTCATGTACTTGAACAGATGTTTTCTCAGTTCATCAGAGATAGGGACGATTCTTTCTTTGTTTCCCTTCCCTATGACAGTGAGCAGATTATTTTCTAGGTCAACATCCTGTTTCTTGATCTTCCTTACTTCGTTCAACCTCAGACCACAGTCAAGACAAATCAGAATCGCCATCTTGAGTCTTGTTTGGTTCGTACCCTTGGGATTGAAACTCTTCAGCACCTTCACCACATCATCGGCTACAGTCTGTCTGACTTTGGTTTGAGTCTTCAGCTTGGGAATGATGATTAGCCTGTCCAAGTGGTCTTCCTCATGACACCAGCGAAGGAAGGCATTGATAACCGTGATGTAGGTATTGATGGTGCCTTCTGTGATCCGTTCCTTGGCTCGGACCCTTCTCATACTCAGGTGAACAGAATCCTTCATCTGCCTCTTGATGTGTTCGGGCTTCTCCACCCGGTCTAGGAAGCCTTGACCCAAGCAAGCCCAAGCATGACGATAGCCGAGCAGGGTCTTTTTTGAGACGTTATGCATGATCCTTCGTTCTTCTGTAAAGTCTTGAAACCATTCGCCTAAGTGCAACATTCATGACCTTCTTTCTGCTAGAGCATCTTTCCAACACCTACCATAGTAAATCAACAACTTACGAAATGCAAGAAAGATGGTCAACAGGGTATCTGAGAATAGCTAAGTAGTTGATAACTAAAGACTTAAGAAGTTGGTGTTTGACCTTCTTGTTAGAAGCAAGATGTTCACTTTGGATTTCGTAAGTGCTTTGTTTTCTTATGTTTACATCATTTTCTACAGATGACGTTTTTCTTAAGAAAGAAGGTCAACTCAGGTATCACGCTAGACCCTCTTTCTTATGCCCTGTTTTTATTGATGTTGGGTTTGTATCTGCTTGATATCAGCAGAGATAGCAGATTGAGGAATTTTTTTTTTGGTAGCCCTAGCAGGACTTGAACCTGCAACCTCCAGCTTAGAAGGCTGTTGCTCTATCCGGTTGAGCTATAGGGCCATCCAGAACGATTCTACCAGCTTGCCCTACTCTGAACATAGGGAAGGGTCCGAGAACGCGCTAGAGAGCCTTCCAGAGACAGCAAAAGACCCTGCCAAGCACGAAGCCTAGCAGGGTCCGATGGTGAGCCTGAGTCTGGGTCTATCCCTTGGCAGTCTTCGCCTTCTTGGTGCTGGCTACTGGCTGATCCGCTTCAGCTTCTCCAAAGACTTCCTTGATCTTCTCTTCAATCCGTTTTTCAAGCTCGGACCACTCTTCATCTGTGACTGTGTGGGAATGCTTCTTAGCAATCGTCTCTACCTTCTCTTTAGCCTGTTCCCTTGCCATCTCTTCTGAAGAACACCCCTTGATGGTAGAGGTAACACCAATCATGGTAGAGCCAACAGTGAAACCTTGTCCTGCTAACCTTCCCCTTTTCGGCTTCGCTGGCTCTGTCCCTGCTGCTGGTGCTGCTGGTGCTGGCTCTGGCTCTGCAACCAATTCCCTGATAGAAGCCAAATCAGCATCATAGTTGTCTAGTAGCTGCTTCAGATCGCTCTTGGCTGTTTCCAGAGCTTCCTGAACCTGTCTGACCTTCTCTGCTGCCTTCTGGAGTGCATCATGTGAAATGCTCAAGTTGTCCATCCTTCCTTGTCCTAGATAGGACTAGATCAAACTAACCACAACACTCAACCAAGTGTCAAGCAGCGATCAAGCGGAAACCGTTAGCTATGGCTCTCTTCAGGTCAGCATCCATCAAGTGAATATTCTTAGACCATGTTTCATTCCCATCAGCACCATATCTAACACCATGAAGACTGCCCCACATTTCTCTATTGCTTGTAGGATGGGCAGGAACATACGTTTTCTTGTTGGTGAACTTCTGAAGCATATAAGAAGCCCAAATATCTTCACCAACAAAGGGACACTGTTCTAATGGTGGAAGCTCTCTGAAGAATGTTGAAAGAAAGTCTCTATGAAAATACCAGCAGTGGCCTACTATGTCCGCTTGTGTTGCTGATTCATTTGGACAATCCCATCCAACTCTTCTGAAGTACCGATATTCAGGTCTAGTGTAAATTACTCCGATAGTTCCTAAGAGTCCAGCATCAGGAACAGCATCGAAGGTATCAAGACAATTTTGAAACCAGAGCTTACCGGGAATAGTATCGTCATCGAAGATACAAACATAATCAGATTTAGCATTAAGAGCATAAGCAAATCTTGCCCATACTCCAAGATTGACATTGGAGACAGCAGAAGTGATATCAGCAGGAACGGAATACTGAATATCTGGCTGAGTGTTTTGCCAGTACATCAGTTCAATCGAAGCTGAACACTCTTGGCCTTTGATAGCCTGTATTTGTTCCTGAAGAGTATTAGGTCTTCTGTAGCCGTTCAAGATTGCAGAAATCTTCATGAACCACCCATCAAGAAAGAAAGAATATTTCCGATCAAATCAACTCTACCAGCTTGAATCAACAACAGAGCAATGAAAACCAGACCAACATACTTTACAATCTTTATCCAATCAACCTTGGAGAAGACGCCAAACAACTGCATGGATTCTTCAAGAGTCTTAACCCTCTTGTCTATCTCTGATACATCCATAACAATATGATCGCTTCTCAAGATAGATAATTCATCATGCTTAGTAATCCAGCCATCTTGCTTATTGGTTTGCTCCTGAAGTGTCGCAACTTTGCCGTTCAACTTATCCAGTCTCTCAACAACACCTTCAGTAACGGCAGTATTCCTAGACACTTCCTGAGTAAGAGAATCCAGTTTGGTTAAAACGTGTCCTTCAAATTCCATTCGCTGTTTTCGTTCCTTATCCTGTACTTTCTTCATTACTCAAAGATGCCTCAATTACTGCTAAGTCTTCCAATGTTTCAGCCTGTTCAATCTGGCTGTAGAAATCAGACTCTTCATCAAAGACTGACTGAATGTAATCTCTGACCTGAATCGACATACTCATAATCTGGGAAGCATTGAACGTATGGAATGTTCCGTCATTGGCCTTCCATCTCACTTGATATTCAGGATTAGACAGGGCCATCACATAAACACCAAGCATCTTCGATTGGCTGACAGAATCCGTAGCAATCGGAATGTTACCAAACAAGATGAAACCATTTTCTTTGTTCCGTCTCTTCTCTGTCACCAATGCTCTTAGTTGAGCCTTCTTTGTGTTGATGACTTCCGATAGCTCCTGTTCATTCAGATTGACAACAGACCATACCTGAACATACTCGCCTTCAATCATTGATGGTGTTGATTCAGTAACCTTCTGTGATTCAGTGATACTTGGTCTGTCTGTTGGCCTGTACCGAATATAACCAGCAACCTCTGGAAATTCTCCGATAGGAAACGAAATATTCTTATTTTCCTGTCTAACCTGATTATATGAAATTGAAAGTCTTGTGCCGTCTGTGTATAGATATTGCATCTCTTATTCCGCTCCAATGTGCATGATTATCGTGCTGGTTCCGGCAGATGAACCGGACCAACTGGCAGTACAATTTTGACCAGTTTCGTTTGATTCGTAAACTCTGTGGGCGCGGACCCATAATTGGTTTCCGCCTGTGCTATCCCATTCGTGCTTATTACCAAACGAATTACTAAATGTTGGATTTCCGGCAGTTGTTCTGTTACCAGTTCCAGATGCCCAAAAAGCCAAAAGCATATCTCCAGTATTGGGAGAGAAGTTGACAGCAGTAGTATCCGATTGAGAAACTGTACTCATAACAACAGAAGTAACACTCGAAAACTTCCTGCCACCAACAGCAATAACTGGAGTCGTTTGATTCACATTATCTAGAACAGTTCCACAGAATCGAGTACCAAAGGTTCCATCTCCGGTAAGATCAAACAAATAGCTATTTGATTCAGAAGCACCAGCTAATTTATAGAATACTCCAACATGGTGTCCATTTGAGTCAACTGCTGGTAATGTTGCCGTTGTCCAACCAGCAGGAGGAGCAATTGAGGCACTATCAACACCGATAGTTAAAGACCACCAGATCATCAATTGGCCTTCGCTTGGTGTGGAAGAATATGTAATTGTCTGGGTCGATCCAGTATAACCACCAGAGGAAGGAAGCGGAGAACGAGTCTGAGCAATTGAAACCGGATCACCACCAGAAACCGCATCTACTTGCTGAGTAATGAATGGTCTGTATAACATCTCAGTTTGTGTAATCCTTCAGAAAAGATCCTCTCCACCTAGTTCCACCATCATCAGTAATGAAACTGAACAAATGTGTCTTTCCAGTGGTTAATGTTGGTGCTGTGTCCGAAGGCCACTTAACCGAACTAGGCCAAGTAATTGTTCCAGAAGTGTGAGTAACTTCAATAGTGAAATAGTATGCTCTACCAGCAGGAACAGTAGTGAAAGCTAACTCAATATTCCCGTTGACGGTAATTGTGTAATAGTTTGAATTAGAACAATTGACAGAAGCAAGACCAGTAGCACCAGAGACAGAAGTAATTGTCTGCCCGAAGTTTCCTGTAAGGTCAATTGTGGTTATCGGACCAGTAGCACCAACACCAACTTTGCCTGTTGTGTAATTGATATCCGAACCTGCAATATTCCAAGGCTGAACACCAGTTGCACCAGTAAAGCCTTGCGGACCCTGAACACCAGTAGCACCAGTTAGACCCTGAACACCAGTAGCTCCAGTAAGGCCAACACCAGTAGCTCCGATTGGTCCCTGAATTCCTTGAACACCAGTAGCTCCGATTGGTCCCTGAATTCCCTGAACACCAGTAGCTCCAGTAAATCCTGCAACACCCTGAACACCCTGAGAACCTGTAGCACCTGTTGGACCCTGAACACCAGTAGCACCAGTTAATCCAGTTGGTCCTGTTGCACCCATACCAGCACTAGGAGCATTTTGAATATAGCTGTAATCAATATTTCCTTTTAGTGTTGTTGCCAATATGGAACCATTCACCTGAACAGTATCAACAGTATTATCAGTTGAAGTGTTGACAAGTAATTTACCAACATTGGAAAGAGTATAACCACCAGCAGCAATATCACCACCCCAAGTAGCTATAGCATTCTTGATTGCATTGATATGAGCAGATGTTATTACCTGTCCAGCAGATACGTTATTAGGCCAAGCCATAGTTACTCTTCCTCTCTTATTCTAATCGTGCTGAAATCGTCACTAAGTTCAAAGTCACATACTTCAATGTTTCTTGCTGACAACACAGACACAATGTAGTTACTAGCCTGAAGTTGGACACTTTCCATTCTCTCCAGATACTCATTCTCCAATTCAACCAACTTGATTCCGTAGCCGATAAGGTCTTCTCTTTCTGTTTCTGTTAATGTGTATTCCATATTGTTATTTATACAGGCTGACTTATGGATACACTCTGTACAGTTACTCCAGTTACATAATCAAAGTTATGCCAATTGCCGCTATAATCTTGAATGTTGGCATTAGCTGTTGTCACACTTAATGTAACTGTAGCTGTATGAGTATGAGTAGATGAAGACTTATTACCCAGATCGGTAACTAAATTAGTAATTTCTGATTGTGCATGGGTATGAGAAGTAGCAGCAGCACCAATAGCATTTCTCCAGTTTGTCGGATTGGATATTGATACATTGCTTCCTGTCTGTGTAAAGTGCTTACAAGTAATCCCACCACTATTGCCAAATGTACCATTTACGGTTAGTTCTCCATTGTCAATATATAAACTACCGGGAGAAGCAATAGTAATAGTCCCAGTACAATATATACCACCAAAAGGATTGCTCACACTTGACGTTACAACATTCCCATATACGTTTGTAATCTGTGTTGCAGTGATACCACCAGTGATAGCAGAAGCATTAACAGTTCCGATCTGACTTGCTGAAATACTGCCAGTGATAGCAGAGGCATTAACAGTTCCGATCTGACTTGCCGAAATAGTACCTGTAATCTTTGTTGCAGCAATTGTGTCGATTTGAGAAGACTGGATCAACCCATCAATCTTAGATGCTGCAATGTTAGTTATCTGAGAAGACTGGATTGAACCTGTTATCTGTGTTGCATCAATACCAGCAATTTGATAAGCAGCAATAGTACCTGTAATAGCCGAAGCACTCACAGAAGATATCTGAGTTGAGTTGATCTGTCCACTAATCGAAGAAGCATTTACAGTTGAGATCTGAGCAGCAGATATCTGACCCTGAATTGAAGAAGCATTAACCGTAGCAATCTGGGAAGCTGCTATTGTGCCAGTGATAGCAGACGCATTAACCGTAGCAATCTGAGCAGCTTGAATTGTTCCTTGAATCGAAGCAGCATTAACTGTTGAGATCTGAGAAGCAACCAAACTTCCAGTAATCTTATCTGCTGCAAGAGAAGTTATCTGGGATGAAGTAATAGAACCATTGATAGCTGTAGCATTTACTGAGCCAATCTGAGTTGAAACAATCAGACCATTGATTCTCTCAGCTTTTATTGTTCCGATGTGGTACAGATCGAACTTACCTGATACAGCATCATTCTCTGTTGTTGCTGTCCAGACTCCAGCAATATTCTTGTAGAAGGTACTGTCAGTAGAATTGTAATAAAACGAATTCACTGGATAGTTAGCACTTGGCAATGATGGAGCAGCAGCCAAGATTGGAATTGGTCTTAGTGCATCAGAGTATTTTGAAAGATCATTGATAATTCCATCAGCTACTTGGGAAGAAACAATAACACCCTGAATTACTGTTGCATTAACTGAGCCAATTTGATCTGCTACAACTGTTCCTTGAATCACTGAAGCATTTACTGAACCAACTTGAGAAGCTGTTACTGTTCCTTGAATAGCAGACGCATTCACTGAGGCAATCTTAGATGCAGTGATAGAGCCATCTGGAATAGCCGTAGAAACCATCTTGGAATCTTTGCCAAGTAGTTTATTGACAACATCAGCAAACACTGGCTTAGGACCAAATGTAATCTTGTACCTTACCTTGTCTGGTTCAATCCAAGTGTAATCAATGCCAGTAATCAATACATCCTGATTGACAGCATGAGAAGGTTGATAAACAGTTAGCACCTGTCCAACTTCAAAGCCAGCTTGCATGGTATCGAAGGAACCATAGATCTGTGTCAATACCCTGTTATCTAGTTCAGCATCAGCCAGCAACTCAGCTATGGCTGTAATGGTAATCTCTCTGTTGACAATTACTTTTTCTACAATCTTTCCTAAGTTGGTCTGACTTGTTGTGTTGTTGGCTTCTGCTCTAACTTCATCACCATCAATATCAACTCCACCCAAAACAATTACTCTGTTGGCAAAGTCTTTTGTGTTTTTCTTGATATCAAGATTGAAAGCCTTGAAGTAATCTGGATCTGTTGAATTGGATGTTAGCTTGTATGGAGCAACAGGAGCATACAGAATAGAAGTAAAGAACAACTCATCATCAGCCGTTAACCACCAGACACCATTAGTAAGTTTGGCTAGTTCATCTAAGACAGCCTTGATTGTCTTGTCTTTGATCTGATAGTTAGCCAGAGTGAATAGGTTCTGAACATTGGTTGTATCTACTGATGGAAGGTAAGATGCAAAGATATCATCAATAATGAATTCATTGGTCTTGCTTGAGTATGACTCAGACACAACCAACACTTCATCTAGGATTGTTGAATATTCCTTTAACTTCAAATCGTACAAATGTTCAATAGGCTTAATTACTTTGATCTCAACATCAGTAACGATACCCTTGTAGATTAGTTCATTGGTTGATGCTGTCTCAATCGTCACAATCTTGTTAGTGTATTCACTGGACACAGAGGAATCATAGACAGCCGAATCATACAGAGCAGCATCATATAAGGCAACATCTGAACTGCTTGCAATAACACTGATAGAAGCATTACCACTTCTGTTATTGGTTGCCTTGTTCAAGCTGGTCTTGTTCAGTAAGACTCTATTGGTGATATCGACGTTATCTAACTTAACTATGATTCTCATGTATTAGCCTAGTTCCTCTGCTAATCTATTTAGAACAATGTCTGCAACTTCCTCTGCATCGGTTACACCAGAAATATTGAAAGTAACATTTCTTGGTGAAGACTTGATATCAGACAACAGGCCAACAACATCTTCTAATCCAGTAGTGATATCAATTGGGAATGAACCACCATTAAACTCATAGGGTGCAAGTCTGATACCTGAATCACCCTCTTGATTGAATATTCCCAGTCCACCAGTCCATCTCTTTCTAAAGTCATCTGTGTAATCATAGATGGGAGTGTACAAGTCTTTCAGTAAGATATGAGCAAATCTGGTATTCTCTTCAATCATCTTCAAAGTTGAATTCATGGTTGCCATTTGGAAGTTACCGAAGACACCACTAATCGCGCTAACAATTCCGGTAACTGCTCCAATTGCTCCTAAAGCTCCTGAAGCTGCACCACCAGCAGCACCACCAACACCGGGAACAGCAGGAACACCGGGAACAGCAGGACCAGACGCAGAACTGCTACCACCAAATATCCCTGCTATCTTTGATCCGATGTTGGTTAAAGAACCCATCACAGAACCTAAACCACCTTCTCCAGTTAACAAGCTCTTCAATGCACCTGTAATAAATCCGTTGATTGCCTCTGTTGCAGGTTCAACAAGTAAAGAAGTGAATCCTGAACCGATTGCACTCAACATCTTCTTTGACTTTTCACCCCAAGACAAATCACCATCAAATAAGGTCTTTCCGATATCCTGAGCCATATTAGTAATGGTTGTAGACACAGAATTCTTGTATCCTTCCCATGCTGTCTTCTGAGTGTTCAAGTGAGTAGGTAGAGCAGTCTCTAAGGCTGCATATCTATTCTTCTCTTCAGTAGTAAGACTTTCACCAATTGACTTCAGATAGGTAACTCGCGCATCCATAGCAGCCTTCTCAGCAGCCAAGATATCGTTAGCTGATGCAATACCAGAATTCTTAATTGTCTGATACTCAGTCTGTGCCTTTGTTGCATTTGCCTCAAGTGTTGCTGTTGACGTGATACCCAAGCTCTTATAAGCATCTTCAATCTTCTTCACTGATTCAGATGCAGCATTACCAGCAGCAAACCAAGCTGGAGGAGCAATAGTAGCTAAGGCTGTTGTTCCATCATTCATAGCTGTTGTTTCTGCTGTCAGCTTCTTCAAATCTTCAAGCATAGTATCTTGAGGATTCTTCACAGATTGTATTGAGTTTTTCAAAGTTGCAATCGAATCAATCAATTTCTTCTTGCTTGGTGTTACTTGATCCAACTGAGCAACCATAATCTTGTATTCATCGGACAACTCTTTTGTTTCTTTCTTGACTTTTTTCTTTTTCTTCTCACTCTTATCAAGTTCACTGTTAAGAGTGCCAAACTTTGTCTTCGCAGTGTTGGCTTCATTACCAGCACCCTTCATCTCTCCAGCAGTATCCTTAGTTGCCTTAGTGAGCTTCTCAGCTTCATCGGCAGCTTTTTTCATTGCGTCTCCAGCAGCATGAGTTTTTGTTGTCATTACTGGAGTATCAGTATTGAACAATTTCACTGTCTCAACAAAGGCTTTCATTGCTCTAACCATGAAACCAATTGCTTCGCTTACTTTATCGAAGGCAGCACCAACTATGTCTTTGAATGTTGTGATAATTGTTTGAACAACAGGAAGATTGACAAACCATTCTCCAAACATCTTCAAGGCTTCCCATGTATAGACAACAGCAGCTTTCATCATATTGAACTGAAGAATAGCCAACTGTACAACACCTTCAATAATGACTCCAACAAAGCTAAACACATTATCGACAAGTGTTCTGAATGGCTCGAAGTTTTCATAAGCCCATTCCATCAACTTCCAAGCAGCGAAGGCAGCAGCTACAGCAGCAACAACAACTCCAATGGTTGTAAGAGCGGGAGCAGCAACACCAGTTAGAACCGTTCCTAGACCAACAAAGGATGTTTTCAATACTCCCAATGCTGTTGTAAGGATTCCCGGTAAGGCCATCATTGAAGAGAAGCCAGAAATTAGAGCAGAGACACCAAGCATTAAGGGTCCGATTGCTGCCGCTAGTCCAGCAACAGCTAACATTACATTCTGAACAGGAGCAGGTAAGTTGGTGAACCAGTTAACTGCTGATTCTATCTTTGCAACCAATGGAACTATGATGTTTTCCAAGAATCTACTTAAGACTGGTGTTAACACGTCTCCGAACTTCTGCCCAATTACTTCTGCTCTAGTCTTCAGTTGTTGAAGTGCGAAGCCAGCAGCATTAACACCCTGAGTTTGTGCAATAAACGCCTGTTCAGTGGCACCTGTCGCAGATGACATTGCGCCGAGTTTCTCCATGTATGTATCTGCCTGAGAACCTGTCAGGGCAAGAGCCAATGTTTGACCCTCAATTGATCCAATGTACTTGGCTAGTGGTTCTCCGCTTTCGGCTACTTTGTTTTTGACTGCATCAAGAGAACCTTTTAACCCTAAACTTTCGATCATTGCATAACCAGACTCATAGCCTAAAGATTTGGTTAGCGCGTTCATCTCTTTTGTTGGAGCTAGTAGAGCCTGTAAAGCTCCTCTTAATTGTGTCGATACTTCTGCTGCTCCACCAGTAACACCAGTAGCCGTTGCCATTACTGCAAAGACTTCTTCTTGTGACACCTTCAACTCTGATGCAAGAGGAATTACCCTTCCGATTGATGCCGCTAGTTCAGGGAAGCTGGTTTGACCCAACTGAACCGCAACAAAGGCCAAGTCAGAAGCCTTCTGGACAGCTTCAGCAGATGTATCGCCATAACCTTTGGTTACGGCAGATGTAAGGTTGATAGCGTCTGTTGTTGTTGCCAATCCAGCAGCAGCAGCTTTAGCGTTAATCTCAAGAATCTTAACCGACTCGCCAGAATCACCAAAGGCAGAGATAACCTGATACATACCATTTGAAATATCAGTTGTACTCTTACCAACAGTGACAGCAACAGCTTGAATACCTGTACCGATTTCTTTGATTCTGTCACCTGTACCGGGAATAAGAGTAGCAATGTTGGCTAACCCTGCATTGAAGTCTTGTGCAAACTTCAGAGCAGCACCAGCAGCACCAACAAGAGGAAGGGTAAGGCCAGCAGTCAAGGCAGTACCAGCACTCCCAAGAGTGTTTGCGATACTGCCCATATCTTTACTAATTTTGTTAGTTGTTCTAGTGACTTCTCCCATTCCTGATTGAAAGTCACCAATGTCTGCACCAACTCTAACAAATAAATCGCCTAGTGAAGCCATCTGCTAGTTACCCAATACCTTTGTAATCTGTTGAGCAATGTTATATAGCTCTTCATCAGTCTTACGTTTCTTCTCTTTCTTGACCTGTTGCAAACTCGGAAAGAAATCTGCAACTGTGAACGGATTCTTTTGCTTCTTCTTGTCTCTGTTGGATTCGGCCAATATTACTGCTATGATTCCTGCTCTGTAATCCTTCATTGATTCAGCTTCTCTATGCCTGTCCACCAACAATGAAAACTCAGAAGGTGTTAGGGACCAGAAGAATTCATTGTCTAACTTCATAGTCCCTACTCCATAACTCCACAACTCAGTTATACTTACTGAAGTTCTGTCTTTTTTTTACTATCGTCTTGATCTGTCTTTGATCCAAGTGAAGCTGCAATTGCTTGCATAACTACTGGAATTGCATCGCCTGAAATCAAGTCTGCAATGTCATCAGCAGTGATATCCGTCTTGTCCACTAGAGCTTGATAGATGATTTCAGGCAGCGAATCTTCATCAACCTTGTTCCATCCTTCTCCAGTCAAAAACGAATAGCCATACTTCTTCTTTAGAATTTGGAAAGTTCGGAGAGAAAAACGGATCTCTCTCTCCGTACCATCCGAGAACTTTATCTTGTTTGCGTCTGTTGGAAACATTGTGTATTATTCTCCTCTTACGATAGAACTGGCTTACCTGTTACTTTGATGGACATTGAACCTGCCAGAGCATCATCTAGCGGAGCTTCCAACTCAAAGGAAGTCAAAAAACCAGAGAAAGCCCAAGTCTTGACAGGCGATAGCGGAAATTCTACTTTCCAATTCACAACAGTCTTTGCATCCATAAATGCCTTCAGACCACCAGTAGTTTCGTTATGTGTCGAGTTACTTGGATCAAACACAACATCAAAGCTAACTTCGCCACCATCAGCCAATCCCGCAATGTATTCCTTGAATCCATCTGCCGAGTCATGCGTAGTCACTTCAACAGTGTCAACCGAGTAACCTGAAATTGAAATATTGCTAACGTATGCTACTGCCGTGAAGACTTCTGGTGAAGCAGCGTCCCCTTTCTTTAGAGCAGTACCAAACCCAAATGTTTTTGCCATATACTTTTAACCTTTATCCTTGCAAGAATTACCCTATTCGGGTTTCATCTTTATTTATGTGCAGGATTATTGGCAATGATCCATTTGGAGCTTTGTTTGGTCTTCTTTGGCAACTCAATCATCTGGAGAACAACTTCAACCTTAGCTTCTGGGTATCTGGCTAACCATTGGTCAAAGTTTCGATTGCTGACATTACATCCATGCCCATCAATTGCTACATACCGATTCAATCCATTTGTAGGAATCAATGAGCTTGTTGGAATCCGTCTCATGAAGTAGGTGTCTTCACCAATGCTAATATCGGGAAACCTATTTGTTTTCCAATGATTCTTGACATACATTAGTGTTCCACCAACAAGGGTGTAATGATCTTCGTAATAATGAATGGCTCTGTTAGATGGCTTATTGTAGATGTAGATGGAGTTGTATCCAGTAGCAGCAGCATTGGACACCTGAAGAGTGTTGGCCTGTTCAGCTAGTCTGTTAGTGTGGTTCCAGTCATCATCATCCCAATGTGCGATATATTCGCCTCTGGCATACTCGCAAGCAATGTTTCTCTTTCTGCCAATGGATATCTTGTCTTGCCATCGAATGTATTGAATGTTGGGACGATGGAACTTCTTTACAATCTTTTCAACACTCTTTTCGCCATCATCAATAATGACTAGTTCTTTGTTCTGATAACTCTGTTCTAGCCATTGCTCTATGGAGTGCTTGAGAAGTTCTGTCCTGTTATATGTGGGAGTAATGCAGCTTACTAATGGTTGCGTCTGATTCATGCAAGTATTTATGCTGAATAATACAGGTTGTACCGAGCAACTGTGTAATACTGCTTTGTATCATTGTCAAAGAAATCATTCTGGCTCTCTCTCACTGCTGCATTGATGGTGTAGCTAACACTTGATACAGTTGCCGTAATAGGCCATAGACTCATTGCAGTGTGGACAGCTTGCATTGTGTCAACCATTGCCAACACATCATCAGCAACAACCATTATTTGAATCTGGTGAATTGATAACTTTGATGGCTCTTGAAGTGTGGAAAGATCCGTTAAACCAATAGTGGTTAGCACTAGATATGGAGCAACACTTTCTTGAGGAGCTTGAAGGTAATGAATCCTTGTCGATACCTTTGCTGCTACTCCAGAGTTAGCTTTCAGATAATTGTAGATAACTTCTTGTCCAATCATTTCTTTACTGTCTTCTCCAATAGTGCTTTGAATCCATCAGCAAACGTCTTTGCTACATTGCTTCTTTGTGAAGTGATGGCAGGACCAAAAAACGGTTTAGCTGCTCTGGTGGAAGATCCGAATTCAACAATATGAGCGTATGGAGCATAGTTCAGTTGGCTGTTCTGATTTGAGTAGTTGACACCAGCAATAACTGTAGGTTTCTTTTTGTTCTTCTGCTTACCGTATGCAGCGTAGATAGCACCCTTCAGATTTCCGGTATCTACAGGTACTTTGTCCTTTGCTGCTTTTTCGATATGCTTAGTTCCAGCCATGATTACTCTGAGAATTTCTTCGCCTTCTACAGCTTGGATAACATCGTTAATCTTTCTGGTAAGTTCTGGCAGACCATGTATAGTTGCCCATTTCTTTGTTACTGCTTGCTTTGCCATTACTTCACCTTCCTACAAGTCAGTTGAATAAATGAGTTTCGCTTGTCTGAATACTTAACTTCTTCGATCTCAAACGTATCTGAACCATCAAGCAATCGCATCTTCACATTAATGCCGTCTAGGTGTCGAATTGTGTAATAGAACTGTTGATCTGTCACAACTCTGCCAGCTTCGTAAAACTCTCTTGATGGTCTGCTGGTTCTTTGACTCCAGACTGTTGCAAAGGTTGTCCAAGTCAGTTCTTCTTTCCCTAATCTTCCGAGAGTAGAAGTGCTTGTCTGGATGATTACCTGTCTGTCCATTTGTGCAATTTTCATTACTTGATTCCTACATAGGCAATTGAAGAAAAAAGACGTTCTGAGTTGAGCAGTGTTCTACAGGACATTGGAATAGCTGTCTTCCCTTCCCCTTCTCTGTTTTCATAGAGACTTGATGCGTAGATCAAAACAGCTTGCTTGTACTTCATCGGTACTGTTGCTGCTGTAGCGTGACCTGTTGTGTATGTCACCTTAATAGGGAAGCCAGCAAACAACTCAATCGATGGAATAGTGAAAGAGCTTTTGAACTTGACAACACTAGGCGAAACATCAGACACCACTTGATAATTGGTGTTGTTGATTGTGTTGGCGACTCCATCAGAATCTTTGTAACTAATGCTGGTAACAGTGGTATTGACAGCAGAATAAGGAAGTTCTACATAGTCCACAAATGTAGGTAAAGATAGCTCGAAGGCTGTTAGACACCATGCCGATTGTGTATAGTCCTCTAGCATCTGCCGAGCAGCAGTGATGACATTTGCCAGATAGCCGTCTTCAGCACTTCCAGTCAGCTTCAGATGGGCTTTCAATTCTGATGTGGTGACAGGCTCTACAGAGGGTTGAACAGTTCGTTTGATTCGGAATTCCATATATGACATATTTATGACTCCACAAAAAGAAGAAGCCCCACAACCTAAGCTGTAGGGCTTCTGTTAGCCGCAAGAGTGATGAAACAAAGGGGAGAATATGCGGCTACATAAGGGTTAGAAAGAACCGTATACAAGCGAAGCAGGACGGAAAATGGCTAAGGCGATTCGCTCTTCAGCAAGAATCGTGACCATGTTCTTAGTGAAGTTATCACCATGAGAATTGCTCATCTCAACCGTAGCGTTCTGCCGATCAAAGATTGCAGCGCCCATGGTGTAAGAACCAACAAGGAACTTACCAACTGCCATGCTATTTGTGGTGACAACAGGAACACCCCAAATATTCGGACGATTACCGGAAAGAGGATTACCGAAGACATACATTCCAGTAGTTGCACCAGAATCTTTAATCAGTTCGATTGTATGCCAATCTTTCGGATTCATGATAATCGCATCAACGGGATATTCGGCAGCTTCTACTTGATAGATACCATGCCGTAGTTTATCCATGTAGGTATCACCAGACACAGTTAGCGCGGTATCGTAAGCAGTTGCGTTAGTGATAAGACCAGAGAGATTTCCACCGGTACCATCACCATTCAAGAGTTGATTCTCTTCCTTCAGCTTCAGACCATACACCAAACGACTATTGATGTAGCCTTCCAAAGCTCCACTATCCTCAAGCACCTGTCTGGATGCAGAGATGAAGTGAGCAATGGTTCTGACAGGAGCAGTACCCAGAGTGAAGGTGATATCAGATTCAGCCTTCGCCACATTCTCAAAAGAAGGCGAAACATACTGAGGAGCAGCACTATTCGTAAATACGTTTTCCTTAGTATATTCAACCGAATTGGACGTGGTTGTCATAGTTGGCAGCAAGTCTCTAACAGTCAGCTTTCTATCAGGGTTAGCGTAGATTCCAACAGTTCTATCAGCAGCAACTAGCGGTTGAGATGCACCAGTAGCATTAACAATCGCCTTCGTTCCAAAAGATCCAACATTAACAGCACCAGTTGTCTGGAATCCGCTAGTCGAGAAATTTTTGAAATTGGTTGACCCAATAAAGATTTCACCAACAGTCTTAACATTGTTCGTGTTATCTTCAACAGGAGATTTGCTTAGTCTTTCTTCGATGGCAGAGAACTTGTCTCCCATCTCTTTCTTCAATAGCTCATACTTATTTGTGAGGTCTTTGGATACTTCGCCAGTTTCAAGAAACTTCTTCTTGGCTTCTTCCATTAATCCTTTCAGTTCTAATTCCATCGACATAGATTTGTAATTACCTTATCCTATTAAGTCTTCGAGAAAATCTTTGTATGCTTTCATACTATCTTCCCTTTCTTTATTTATGTTCTCTTTTTGCAGGCTCTCAAGTGATTCTTGTCTAGCCAACACTTCGTTTACTTTATCCAATAGTGATTTCATGTCTAGTTGGATCTGTTTTAGTTCGTTTTCCATTCCGCTCATTCCCTCTTGGCTCTTGACTGAAACCACTTCTGCTAGTTCATTTGCTGGTATCGGAACAATACTAGCTTCAAAAATGTCTAGCTCGGTAAGATATGTTGCGCCATCCTTCCGCTTACCGTTCTTGATTCTGTAACCAATGCTCATTCCAGATACATCACCAGCTTTGAGCATGGAATATACTTCCTTGGCCTTAGCTACATCAAGATTCAAGTTACCCTTTACCCATAAACCAACACTGTCTTCTTTTACCTCTGAAACCTTACCAATAACTTCTGACTGGTTATGTTGCCAGAGCAGAGGCAGACTCTTTCTCTTGCGAGACAGTGAAGCCTTAAACGCGCCTTCTGTGATTACTTCGCCCTGTCTGTCTATGTTGCCGAAAATTGCAGCGTATCCAGTGAACATACCCTGCTCTTCTAGTGATTTGATTTCTAAGATTAGTTCGTTATTCATTGGTTCCTTCTGCTATCTTATTTATTGGTTACATCTTCATAGATTGGTGACATATTCATTGGGAAGTAATGAATATTCCCGCTATCAATCGTGTTCAACTCTTCAAGCTCTCTGACTTCGTTAATGTTCATCCAGCCATTGTTGATAGCAATTTTGTATGCTTCGTATCTTGTCTTGATATCCGTTCGCATCAGAGCATTAACATTGAATTGAAAATATCTGTTGGGATTGTCGGAAAAGAATTGCTTGTTTAGCGTCTGCTCAATCATCACTAGGTATGGTCTGATTGTGTAGTTGAGGAATTCGATTGCTGCTTGCTCAACACTTGCGTATGTTGGCTTATCGTTTGCGTTGACCATGTGAGCAGGGACACCAAAGACAGCGCATATCTGCAATGCCGTCATCTTGGCATTATTGATGTACTCAACATCTGAAGGCTTAATCAACTCAAGTGGTTTGTATACTAACCCTTCTTCAAGAATGACAACCTTTCCTGCATTATCCTTACCTGAATATTCATCCTGCCAACTTTCTTTCAGATTGGCTTTAGCTTCTGGTGTCAAGATACCGGGATGGCTCAACACTCCACTTAATGAGGTAGCGTTCTTGAGGGTACTTGAGTGATATTCCTGAGACGTGAGAGAAGCACCAACTTTGTTCTTGTGTTGCTCAATCACTGACAACCCTACTAGACCATCTAATGAGAAGTTTTTGAAATGCAGCATATCTACATGAGTGAAGGTCTTGTCTTTGTAGAAATACACTGGGTAGCCGTCTGCATCTGTCTTCATGGTTACTTCTGTTGGTGGAAGTAGCCAGACACTTCTAGGCTCTCTGTCTAATCCGTATTCCACGAAGCTATAGGAATTGCCGTACACTATCATTTGTGCAATGGTGGCATACTTCCATTGAAAAGAAGTCATCTGCTTGTTTGGTGAAGTGGTGACAACTTGATAGAGCTTCAAATCATCTAACTTGCGTCTTCCGTTATCCGTCTTCTCATACGGAATCAGGGGAAGGGCGGCAACATTGGAACAGATCAAACGAATACAACTAGCAACCGTTGATTCAGTCAAAGCCCTGTCAACAGTTACAACCGTTCCTGATGGTGTCGATAGTCCGAAAATTAGACCTGAAGAGTTGTATATCTTCTGGGTGTTGAACAAGCCAGTGAACTTCTTGAATAGATTCATACTTTGTTATTTATCATCACAATATTGTTAACCCTTTCTGCTCATAGATAGATGGCTTCTTTTCTTCTCTTCTGGATGCCCGATCAAATCCCATAATCATTGCAATCAGTCCATCAATCCTGTTGCTGCTCTTTCTTCTGTTGGGCTTCACTAATTTAATGTTCTCTGCCGCATCCTGAGTAACTGTAGCGCAACTAGTCATGAAATTTAGGACAGGATTGTTACCATGATGTAGCTTCTTCTGCAATACTAGATTAATCACTTGCTTTGTTGGTCCAGACATTGAAACGAAGCCTTGACCAAAGGGAATCATTTTGATACCTAAGTTCGTGACAGTTTGACCTAAACTCCCACTAAGATATCGGTCAAAGGCAATTTCTTTTAGATCATAGGTGGAATCAATCTTTTTGATGACTTCTAACACATAGTCATAATCAATCACGTCTCCATCTGTTGCCGTTATCAATCCCTGTTCTACCCATGTATCGTATGGAACTTGATCTGTTCTCTTATGATCCTGTACGGATCTTTCAGGCATAAAGAAGAACGGCAATATCTTGAATGTTCCGTCATCCCAAGGGAAGGTAAGAACTAGCGCGGTAAGGTCTTCTGTACTGGACAGGTCTAAGCCTGCATAACAGGTCTTTCCTAGTAGCTCAGTTGGATTGACAAAGCCAGCAGAGGCAAGCCATTTATCATAGTCCATCCATGTTTCATTACTTCTCACAACTTGATTCAGCTTCAGTCTTCTGAACTTGGTTTGCTCATAAGGAATATCCAGAGCTTGTGTGAAAGATTCTCGGAGCTTGTCTACTGTAATGGTGACACCTAAACCGGGATTGGCCTTGTACCAGTTCTTTTCGTCTTTCCAGTCTGCATCTGATGGAACTTCCCAGATTGAAGTGTAATAGCGTGGATTCGTGATTGAGCCAAGCTGAATCTTCTTGGCATACTGATATTGCCTTCCCCAAATACTGTTTTCATCAATTCCTGCTGTTGTGATGTAGATAAACAATGGTTGCTTTCTGGTATCGGACCCTGTTGTCAGCGCATCCCACAATTCTTGATTCTTCCAGCCATGCAACTCATCAAATACAACAAGGGTAGGATTCAAACCATGTTTCGACTCTCCATCAGATGACAATACTTTGAATTCACCATTATTGAAAGACGTTTGAATCATCTTCTGTGAATCGGTAATCTTGCATAGTGAAGATAATGTTGAGTTGGCAAGAATCATGCTCTTCATCATCTTGAACAACAAAGACGCCTGTTCCTTGTCTACAGCAGCACTATAGACCTTCGGTGAGACTTCGCCATCTGCAAACAATCCCTTGATTGCCAGAGCAGCAGCTAATTGCGTTTTTGCATTTTTTCTTGCAAATGAAATGAAAGCCTGTTGATACTGCCTATATCCGTTTTCATCAACATTGCCGTAGATATCTCGTACAATCTTTTTGTGACCTTCAATGAGGCGAAACGGTTGCCCTAAACATTCTTCAGTTAGTGTGAGTGATTGGATGAAGTCAACTGCTAATTGTGCCTTCTCTTCATCAAAATGAAATTTAGGCATTACTCTTTCTGATGATTTCCATTAAGCCTGTATCAACACCAGCTTTGTTGTTCGCCTCTTGGGTAATTTTGGCTCTGTCTGCTGGTGTCAATCCATATCGGGCAGCTAGTCCGGTATACAATGCGGTTGCATCTCTGAAGACCTGAAGGAACGGATTCTTTCTTACTCCATCCTTAGTGTGGATAATTGAGCCTTCTTCCATGATGGTCTTTGCTGCATCTACAGAAATTGAGTAAGCTGCTCCTAGTTGGAACAGGCCATAGATATCATTGGCATTGATTGAATAGGACAACTCTGGTAGGATCTGCTCAAGCAATTCCCTTCCCTCTTCTCCTACCCATGCAGGTATCTCTATCTTTTCGATATCAAAAGGCTCTGTGTTTTTGGCTACTTTCTTGACTCTGCCTTGTGGCGCAATGGATTTCATTAGTTCTCCTGATGTAGTATTTATGTCACTTGTCGAGAAACAGAGGCTTTTTTGAAAAATTTGTACAAGGTGG